GGGCGCAGCATCCGGCATGGGCTGGGGTTCGTGCCGCTGGTGTGGATCAGGAACCTGCCCGGCGGACCTGCCCCGGACGGCGCCTGCACGTTCCGCAGCGCGGTCGAGACGGGCATCGAGATCGACTACCAGTTGAGCCAGGCAGGGCGCGGGCTGAAGTATTCGTCTGATCCCACCTTGCTCATCAAGGAGCCGGTCGGGCTGGAGGGGGAGCTGCTGCGGGGCGCGGGCAACGCGCTGGTGGTCAGCGAGAAGGGCGACGCGCGGCTGCTGGAGATCGGCGGCACGGCGGCGCAGGCGGTGCTGGAGTATGTGCGGACGCTACGGGACCTGGCGTTGGAAGGGGTGCACGGCAACCGCAGCGATCCCAGCCGGCTCGGCGCCGCGCAGTCCGGGCGGGCGCTGGAGCTGATGAACCAGGGGCTGATCTGGCTGGCCGACAACCTGCGGGTCAGCTACGGCGAGGGCGGGCTGCTGCAACTGCTGCGGATGGTCCTGCGGGCGGCGCAGGTTTACCCGTTGCAGGCGGGCGGGCAGGCGCTGCCGCCGTTGGACCCGGCCGCGCCGCTGAGCCTGGTGTGGCCGAGCTGGTATCCTGCCACCAGCGAGGACCGTGCGCGCGATGCCGCCACGGTGCTGTCCCTGGTGCAGGCGGGTTTGTTGGGCCGCGCTGCGGCTCGCCGGCTGCTGAAGGCGGACTGGGGCGACGACCTGGACGAGCCTGAACCCGAACCCGAAGCGGCGGCGGCGTGATGTACGCCGTTTCTCCATCGTCGTTGCGGGCGTCGTTGCGGGCGTCGTTGCGGGCGAGATTGCAGCGCGGCAGTCCAAGGGGCTGGCAGGGGAGCACCTGCCGCTGCTGGGTTGCCGCGCCGGAGCCGGCTCGCATGGAGCGGGCTCGCAATGACGGCATTTGACTGGCTGCACCAGCGCATAGGGACACAGAAGATGACAGACCAGGATACGCCCGAGCCGGCTGCTCCCGACTGGGCGGCCGAAGTGACCACCCTGCGTGCCCGCCTGGTGCAGGCGGAACTCAGGACGGAGGCGTTGCGGGCCGGCATGGTCGATCTGGATGGGGTGCGGCTGATCGACGCCGCCGGGCTGGAACTGACGGAGGCCGGGGGCTTGCAGGGTGGGCCGGCGCTGATGGCGCGGATGCGGCAGGATAAGCCCTGGCTGTTCGCCCGCCCGCACGGCAACAGCAGCAGCCGTGGCGACGCCCCGCCTCCGGTGGCGCCGGCGGCCCCGCGGTCGGCGATGGACATGGGGGTGGAGGAGTGGCGGACGGCCCGGGCCGAGCTGCTGCGGCGGGGCAGGTAGGGGCGGTGGCCGGCCTGCTGGGCATCTCGGGGTTGGCGGAGGCCATCGCCCGGCTACGCGGCGCCGATCCGCCGGGCACGATGGCGGTGGCGCTGGAGGGGCAGGCGGCGCTGGTGGCGCAGGCGGTGCAGGAGGGGCTGGGCGACCAGCCCGGCGGCGGGCACGACCGGCCTTGGCTGGAGACGGGTGCGTTGCGGGCCAGCATCGGCCATCAGGCGAACGGCTTGCAAGCGGCGGTCGGCAGCAGCGACCCGGCTGCTGCGCCGCAGGAAATGGGCACGATGCACCTGCCGCCACGACCGTTCCTGGCGCCTGCCGCTGCGGCAATGGGGAAGGACGTGGCGAAGGCGGCGGCGGCAGCAGTGGCAGGACGGCTGGGCAGAGCCGGAACAGACGGGCATGGCTTATCGGATGAACCGCCTGCAGAGGTGGTGAACTTCGGTTTTGGCGACGCGGCGTTTGGATTTGGTGGCCTCATGCTAGGTCTTGGTCTTCTGGCTTTGTAGGCAACCGAGGGCAGCAGATCCAAGCCGGGAAGGCGTGCGGATGCGGCACCAGAGGGATCGTCGGGTCCATCAATTGTTGAAGCTTCCGTGCCGCTGCCTCTGCCGAAAGAAGGTGAGACAATAGCCGATGTGCTCAAGCCTGGAGGAAGCAACGTTGGTCAGCCCGGGGATGGGTCAGGGGTCCGGGAGTTGCCGGGTGGGGACGCAGGTGCCCGCGAGTTGTTCGACCGGCTGACCAAAGGCGGCGGGACGGACATTACGCCGCCTGGCCGTGCGGGCAAAATCATTAAAACCCCGGATGGGAGCGTCATTGGCTACCGGCCGGCCTCCAAAAGCGGACCGCCAACAATAGACGTGAACGTGCCGGGCCTTAAAATCAGGAAACTCAAGTTCCCTGGGAGCTGAACGATGAGAACGTTGGCGGATGTAGACTTTGATAGACTGGTCAACGATTTCTACGCGGAATCCGGTGGTGACCTTGTGGGCTTGTGGGAGCTTGCGAAAGAGGTCGAGGAGCTGATTGGCGCGGGTAGCGCGGTGCAGGACGACAGCACGGCGATTGTCCGCGCTCTTTTGGCCCGAGGCCTGCGGGCTGGAACCCCGCCTTATAGCATCGATGGCTATGAACCTTGGCCTGACCAGCACCCCGACGCTGTCGTGGACCGTATCCGGCAGGAATGGGACCAGCTTGGCCGTATGCCAAGCCTACCGGATATCGTTTGGTTTGGGCGGTAGCACGCGATAGGGGCAGTGTTGTCAGGCGTGGCTGCAAAGGCATTGGCGGCATTCGGCCAAGGCAGCAGACTGCGATGGGCGACCACCACTCAAGACAATATGCGGAAGATAAGAAAATAATCCTTGCCCGGACGCCCCGGGAAATGGATACCGCATCGCCATGATGGCAGCGCAAACGCAGCGGGCCATTCCAGCCAGCGACCAACCTGTTCCACCCCAGCCCGGCCCTTGCCGCGCCGGGCTTTCGGCGTTTTCCCCAACGGAGCACCCCCATGGGCATCCAGAATTTTCCCGCCGCCTTGCAGCCGATCCTGCAGCAGGGCTTCCTGGAGCGCGAGTTCCAGCAGAGCATGGCGTCGCGGCTCGGCTACCGGGCCTGCGCGGACCGGCAGGACTTTGCGGTCGGCATCGGCGAGACGCTGACCAAGACGCGGGCGGGCTTGAAGCCCAGCGTCACCAGCCCGGTGCCGCCGAGCACCAACACCAACCTCGACAACGGGCTGACGCCGACGAACTGGGGGGTTGAGCAGTACACGATCACGCTGAACCACTACGCGGCGACGACGGACCTCAACGTGGTCACCAGCCGGGTCGGCATCGCCAGCCAGTTCCTGCAGAACGCCGCCATCAACGGCGAGCAGGCGGCGCGCAGCCTGGACGAGCTGGCGCGCAATGCGCTGTTCGCGCCGTACTTCGGCGGCAACACGCGGGTGCGGGTGGCGCTGGGCGCGGCGGGGCCGCAGGTGGCTGTGGACGACCTGCGGGGGTTCACCAACGCCTTCACCAATGGGGTGCAGGGACCGGTGGGCGCCATGACGACGCTGACCGTCACCATTGGCGGCGACGTTTATGTGGTGGTGGGCGCCAGCATGGATGCGGTGAACGTCAGCACGGCGCCGGGCGGGGTGTCGGGGGTGCTGACGCTGTCCAGCAACGTCAGCGCGGCGGACGGGGCGCAGGGCAGTCAGGTGCAGGCGGCCAATGCCAGCGTCGTGCAGCGGCCGAACGGGCGCGGCACCACGGCGGCGCTGCAGGCCGGGGACACGCTGGCGATGGCGTCGCTGCTGGATGCCGTCAGCAAGCTGCGGATGAACGCGGTGCCGGAGATCGATGGGGCTTACAACTGCTACCTCGATCCCGTCAGCGCGCGGCAGTTGTTTGCCGACCAGGATTTCCAGCGGCTGTTCACCGGGGCGACCAGCGCGAACCAGGTGTTCCGCCGGGGCATGGTGAACGACTTCCTGGGGCTGCGGTTCGTGCCGACGACGGAGGCTTTCGTGCAGCCGCATCCGACGCTGGCGGGTGCTGTGGTGCGGCGGCCGATCGTGGTCGGGCAGGGGGCGCTGATCGAGGGCGACTTCGCCGGCATGGCCGCGCCGGACGTGGCGCCGCCGGACAGCATCGTGAGCCTGGTGGACGGGATCGCGATGGTGACGCGCGAACCGATCGACCGGCTGCAGCAGATCATCGCGCAGAGCTGGTACTGGATCGGCGGCTTCTGCGCACCGAGCGACACGATGACCAACCCGAGCGTGGTGCCGACGGCGACCAATGCGGCGTTCAAGCGCGCGGTCATCATCGAGCATGTGGGGTGATGCCATGCCCAGCGGGGTGCTGACCGAGGCCGACAAGACCGACGCGCGGCGGTTCCTGGGCTATCCGGCCTACGGGGCGGCGGTGGGGGCGCATAGCGGCTGGTGGTTCTACCAGGACAGCGCTGCGGTCGACGTGCGGCTGGCGGGGCTGTCGGACAGCGAGACGGCCGTGCTGCAGGGCTACTTGCGGACGCTGCGCGGGCTGGAGGCGGCGATCCCCGAGGTCGGGGCCGGGCTGGACACCAGCAGCGCCGCCGGGTGGGTGCGCAACTCGCAGGAGCTGGATGAGCGCGACCGGCTGTTCGACAACTGGCGGCGGCGGATGTGCGGGTTCCTCGGCGTGCAGCCGGGGCCGGACCTGCGGCGGGGCGGGAACAGCGTGCAACTGGTGGTGTAGCTCGCTTCCTCCTCCATCCGGGAGAGGGCCGGGGTGGGGGAAACCGCAAGGGTCGCCCTTGGGTGGAACAGGGCCTTGGAACGGGCAGGGTTTGGGAAACGGACAGGGTTCGGTGCGTGGGGCTTCCCTCGCCCCGGCCGGAGGAAGAGGGGGCAGGCAGGGTGATGGACGGGACAATCTTGCAGGACCGGCTCAGCCGGGGGATGGGCGCGGCGGCGCGGGTGTTCGGGCTGCCGTATGATGCACTCCGCCCGAACGGGCCGGTGGAGCCGCTGCGGCCGGAGGGACGGTTCCTTCGGCTGCCCGCGGCGTTCGATGGCGGCGATCCCGGCTACCGGCGGCCCATGGGCTATGAGCGCGCGCTGCGCGGCACGTTCGACAGCGCCTACCTGCGCGTCGGCGACCTGCTGCGCGGGCCGCGCGGCGTCCTGTTCGTGGCGTTGCTGCCTGCCCTGCACCGGCCGCTGTGCGTGCTGGCGAACGCGACCGTGGCCGTCACGCGCCCGGCCGGGCCTGCGGACGCCGGATTGGGGGAGTATGGCGGCGCGGCCGCGGCCGACCCGGTGCTGCTGGGCTGGCCGGCGCAGGTGCTGTCGGGCGGCGCGGGCCGCGGCTTTGGCCTGCCGGGCGATGGCGGGATGGCCGGGTTCCATGTGCTGCTGCCCCTGGGGGCGCCGGCCGCGCGCACGGGCGACGTGCTGACCGACGACGCCGGGCACGTTTACACGGTGGGCGCCGTGGAGCTGTCGGAACTGGGATGGCGCTTGCACGTGCGCCAGGTGGGGGCGTGATGCCGGACCAGTCGGACATCGAGCAGGCCCTGGCCGCCCTTGCAGCCGGCGCCTTGGCGGGCGACCCGGCGGGGGTCCGCGTGTATCGCGGCTGGCCGCGC